AATGCTTAAAGCACCTGAAGATAAGATAGAGAAGTCTAAAAAGTTTAATAAGAAGCTTAAGAATTTTGGTAGTAAGTTCTTCGGTAATAAATCAGAAGAAGCTGGAGATCTCGCTGTTCCGACAGAACCGATATCTCGTATGTCAATCAAGGAATTGATGGCGAAGGCGCGAGAGAAGAAAGAAGAATCCAGAGTAGCGGCCAGAAAATTTAATGAAAAGAGATTCGGCAAAGATGATCGGCCGACTTGGATGGAAAGAAGAGCTGCGGAGATGCTTGCTCCCATCAAACCAGTGACACCTACAGGCGGAGCTGAAATCGCTGCTGGTCAGAACCAAGTTTTAGACGCTAAGGCTGAACAAGCAGGAACTGCTAACGTGATCTCTACTGATCAATCTGTAAGAAATTCTACTAATAACAACTCTTCATCGAGTGTTACGATTGCTGCTCCAGCACATATTGATAAGACACCAGTGGTATTTGGTGCACCTTTCCGTGCGTGGTAATAGCGCAACAAAAAGGGACAGCCAATTAACTTGACTGTCCCTTACTTATTCTAGATCAGAGATGTTTAGCCTTGTTGGGCTAGCTTAGCAAAATAGCTAAGTGTATCACCATCATCTTCTGTGTCTAGGCTTACATCACTCTGAGCGGGTGCTGGTGCATCTACCTTGACCTCACGAGTTTCGTTAAGCTCGACTTGTGTGTCAGTCGAAACTACTGTATTAGCTATGTGTTCTTCACCGAGAACTTCATATAGCTTCTTCTTTAAGTCAGCATATGATTTATAACTTTCTTGATTAATGAACTCATTCAGTCCATGAAGTTTTTCATAAACCGCTTCTAACTTTGCTTCTTCACCATCAAACAATTCAGTCTGAGAATCGAATTCAGACTTATCATAGTTACGATAGCCTTCGAAGTTGCGAATCTTCAGTTTGAAGTTTGCTCCACCCCAGAAATCGAATGGATTAACTGGCTTCTCATCTTGGAACTGTGGTTGCATAACATCCATTACCTTATCCATAATCTTCTTACCGTACTTATAAAGGAATACCTTACCTTCATTTTGTGGGTTAGCAGAGTCAGAAACAACGAGAATGTTAGAGACATGGTGCAGACGACGCTTCCGCATACGTGCAGTTTCCTTGTCTTCTTCTCGACCAGAGTTCCATAGCTGTGTATTCATCTCACTCACTGGATCATTTTGACCAATAGAGGTGAGAGAGTTTTCGATATACCAACGACCAGTTGGACCCTTGAAACCATGATCCCAATATTTGACCCATGGAAGATCTTCACCTTTGCCTGCTGGAAGGAAGCGAATAATCGCATAACCATTTCCAGCTTTGTCAACTGTTGGTGTCCAGAAGCGATCGTCACCGTATGATTTCTTTTCGGTATCTTTCGCTGCTGCGTTAATTAGTTTATCGATCGCTGCTGCGCGATTTTGTTTTAGTTGTTCGAATGACATATTATTTTTAGTATTGCGTTGTATTGTTTTTAGTATTGTGTTGTATTATTGCTACCAACAAACTCTATATTATACTGATTTGGCTCATTTGTAAACAACATAATCAATTGATTGCGGTATTTATTTTCATCTGAGACAATGAGTGGAATAATGAACTGTTGGTATTTTTCGAGTGTAAGAAGAGTTCCTTTAACAATACCTAATGGATCGTTAAGTTCACTCTTCAGGCTTTTGATAAACTTCACAAAATGATCTATAATCGCTACAGTTTCTGGGGAAATCTGTTGGCTCATAAAGAGATTAAGTAAGAGGTTATCGGTTTTGTCGGAGTTTGCTTTACAGACTCCATCAAAGGTAAGGTTGTATTTATACGCTCTTTCGCGAATTAGTTTTGTCTCTCTTTGGAAGTTATAGAACATTGATTGGCGATAGGTATCTCGAGTGGTATGAGATTCCATTTCCATTTCACCGATCCACATGTTCTCAGCCATAATGTTATCGGCAAAGTACATTTTCAAATCATCTTCTTTTACAAACTTCTTCGCGATACGTTCAAAGAAGTATCGATCTTTCCTCCTCTCAAAACTCTGCATCCTTACGTTAGACTTAAAGTTATATGCGAATGCGTTATAACCTTGCTGTGTAAAGTGAGCCATAATGTTATCAGCAAAGAACATCTTCAAATCTTTCTCATTCGTGAACTTCTTCGAGATACGTTCAAAGAAGTATCGATCTTTCCTCCTCTCAAAACTCTGCATCTTTACGTTAGACTTAAAGTTATATGCGAATGCGTTATAACCTTGTTGCGTAAAGTGCAATCGAATTGAGTTGTATAAGGAATATGCCTGAAAGCCAGTCATTAAAATAAGTATGAAGTAGTTCTCTTGATGATGTTGCGGTCCATCGCTTCTGCTTCAAGTTTACTCTTTAGTGCACCTTTTACAAGCTTGGCCATATCCTCAGGATCGATTTGTTTTTCTTCACATAGATGGCAAATAGCTTCAGCATACGACATCTTATCCTTGTGGACGAGGACCTCGGTCTGCAGCGCTAATTGTTCTCTTGTGATAGACATTTTGACTGTTACTTTACTTCGCATTATAGTACCTTTAGGATGAGTGTTTGATCGTTGATTCGACCGTTTGCTTCTTTACGTTTTGTTGTGAGAGCATCGATGATCTTGTCTCGTTGCTTATCGGTCTTTGTTACGATTGCGCTAATAACATCAGAGGGTTTACGAAGTGACATAGCGTAACTCAGCTTCTCGTCGAATCCTTTAATCGAGGTTCCTTTCACACTAAATCCTTCAGTGGATGAACATTCGTATACAGTCAATCGTCGATACTTAATATTGAAGGCATATAGCTTCCTTGCTCCAGGGATATTTGCTGGTGACACAGAGGTGACAGCATATTCATCAGATTCAGTCAAGTAGTTGAGAGACTTCACTTGGCGATCAGCACTTTGAACTTTCTTCTTTCGTGGCTTTCGAGCATTAGTATTAGTAGCTCTAAATTTAGAGATTTGCTCCTCCATTTTAGTAAGCTCCTTAATACGAGAACGAATTCCTGGTTTGGTTAGATATGAATAACCCTCTGTGCTGTCTGGTTGGCCGTCCAGTGCTTCAGTCAATTCTGTCTTATATCTACCCAACCATTCTTCTACATACTTCAAACCAGCGGCTGGAATAGTGTACTGCTTAAGGAGAGAATACACGTTAATTCCCTTCACCTTTGGCTCAGAATTAATCCAATCGTCGAGCATCCAATCAAGCTCAGCACATATAGTACTGTTTACTTTATTCTTCAATCTCTCGATAGGGCTAATATTGTTAGTATGTTTGCTTGGATCAACAGGAGTGTCAACTATCTTTACATAGTTCGCGAGTAGAGACGTAAGCTCAGTCTTGATATGTGTAAGGTCGTTGTGTGGCTCTGTGATATTATATCCTGGCCTGTCCTTATAGTACTCCATCTGACCATCACACGTAGGCGACATGCCGTTAGTGAGAGCTCGACATAATTTCGATGTAGTGACTGAAGGTTGTGTATCTCTTAAGCTTTTAATATACTTAATTTCGTCCTTCTTATATCCGTTATTCTTCATCCACTCAAGAGCGAATGGTTTAAGGTCCTTAGCGCTGAGATAGTAGTTATAGAAACCGAACATGCGATTTCGATTCTCCATAAACTTCACGGGGTCCCACTTCTCACATCCGTCCCATTGAGGTTCTTCTCCAGTGTATTTAGAATCGCAAGCGATAACACGGTTATATTTGTCAAGTACTTTAGCCATAATTAATTAGTATTCGTTTTTGTCCACAAATTGGTCTGCGGTGTATTTAGTGAGGAGTTCAAGTTCTTCGCAAATATCTTCTTTGCTCGCAGCCTTTGGTGCGAAGTCAACAAAATCGAGCGCTTCTTTAGATACTGCTTTTTTCGGGATTCTACCTCGAGCTGGAAGCCCAAGCTTTTGTCGATGAAGCTTTTTTACTGTTTTCTTGATAAAGGCGAGTCGTTGTTTTTCTGTCATAATGGTTATTATACTATATATTGGTTGGTTTGTAAAGGTCTAAATTACGGGCAGTATGTGCAAAATGCTGGAACAATACGGCGGTCAGTGCTCCAATATCCGTGGCGAACAACAAATGGAGTTCCGTATGCATCATAGTTATAGACTGGTTTTACCCATGTTGAATCGTATGTTACAACTGGTGGAGGGCAACGGTGCGTATTATATACACGTGATGGAGTAGGATAGCTACGGCCATGCGGCATAGTTTGCGGATAATGACCATGATTGTTGCCATATCCACGGCTGAATCCTCCAGTTCGATTTCTCCAACCTGTAACACCTCCGCTTACTGCGCCAATGATTGCTCCAGTTTCGCTGTCACCGTCTCCAGTGTTATTACCGATAACTGCTCCGATTCCTCCACCGATAGCGCTATCAATAAGTACATCTCCAAGGTTGGCTGATGATGTTGAAACGATGGCGAATGCCGCGATTGATGCTATAATTGTTTTTTTCATATTTAGTTTTGGGTTATGCTGTTGATTTTAATTAATGTCTCGAATAGACGCTGTGTTTCTTCTGGAGTACACCAGTGTGGTGTATATAAGTATCGATGAATATCGTTTTCTATAGGTTCACCTTGACGAATTCCAAGTTTTTTGAGAGTAGAGTGGTATATGATCGTTTGCTTACATGATAGATGCATCATAGAATCTTTAATCTCTTTAAGTGATTGCGCTGTCATGGGGAATAATTCTAGTTGATTTGTCATGTCTTAATTTTTGATATACTGTATTATACCACATATTTGATAGATTGTAAAGGTTTAATCGTCATGGAAGTTGATCGGAGGAGCTCGGAAGATCCGCCCTTCAGTGTAGGTTTCTGAGTCATCAATGTATTCCTCTCTGAGACTACTTAAAGAAGATGTGTCTTCCGATAGAGGTTGTTCGTGTGAGGCTTGATGCCCAATATGGTTCGTCGATGTATTCTGCATAATAATGATCTGCTCCGTTTGTGAAGTTACTGATTTGTGCGGTGTCGACAATCTTCATTGCCTCGTGCCAGCGTGGGTGATTTTGTGCTTTCGCGATATTCGTATCAACATCGTTTTCATTCCAACATGAGAATTGCCATGCTTGAAGGCAAACAGCCGACATTGATTTGTTTCGTTTCATTGATCTATTATAGACCACTTCGTGCACCGCCTCCATTGCTCCTTTAGAGTATTCTCCTCCTGCTTCGAGGATCAGAGTAGAGGCAACTACGTCACGATCTGAATAAGAGAATGCTGTGCTGCTAAGAGCTATGAAGAGTGCAGTGTATAGTTTCATATTAAAATTTTACCCCCATGTTAGTGAGCTCTACGCTGAGTTGTTCGTCGCTGTGAGCAAATCGGCCGTTAGTGAGTTCATACTCTACTGTGTAATCGCCGTCGCCACTAAGTGGTCTGTCAGCGGTTTTGAACGCGATTTGGTGGCGGAATGGACCGTGGTCGCGATTGTCAGTCACGCTCTTCACACGATATGTGCCATCTTCAGCACGATAGATCTCGTTAAGAGTCTCCCAATCCTCACAGACTGTGGCGTCTGCGCTGACCAATTCCTCTCCACGAACGAACTCTTCAGAGTACTCGTTAGAGTGACCAATCAGGCCGCGGATCTCTTCGAGAGACTCAGCCGAGGAGAGAAGTGACTCATCAGTCACGACGTATGTGGAGCCACCTTTTGGCTTCCAATGCTGAGGGCATTCACCTTTGCCGTCCCAATCGTGAGCGGAGTAGTTCTCCATGTATTGAGTGTTGAGGACGAGCTTGACGCCGAGAGTCTGAGTGAGTGTATTTGTCATAGTTTTTGTTTTCCGTATTAGTTGGTTATCTAGATCTATTATACCATATCGGTGCTTAAAAGTACATAGGTATATCTAGCTGGTTATCAACTACTTGTGCACTTTTAATTAAAAGCTGCTAGAAAATTGAAAAATTATGATCAAGTTGATAAACTAGATTCATTAAATGTATATAGCATTATACACCAACACTTTAGAGAACTGTCTCTGTTTGATTGATTTCATATATTATTATACCACAACTACTTAGGTGTGTAAACTATAAATAGCAATAATGGCGAATATTACTAAAAATTTAGCAACGTCGAATACCTTTATAGCATTCGATCATCGATTGGGAGATTGGGTTGGTGTTGAACTTTTTGATCCAACTAAAGAAGAGATACTTGTGGGTTATGAGGTTGTTCAAAATCCAATTCAAAATGGAGATGGAGATGTTTCAATAGTTCCAAATATTGAGCCTTTAGCATTTAAGGGCATATTCGAAAATCAAGCAGCCTTTGAAGCAGCGCATTCACCTCTAGTAAATGACACGGGGTATTACGATGAAGATCTTGAGATCGATAGAAGATATGTTGATGGTGTTTATGAAGAAGTAAGCCATGCAGCCTCTGATTTTTCGATGACATACAGTGGAACATATGGAGCTGGTGTATTTCCAAACACGTCAATCAAATGGAAAGATATTTGTACACAAGAAGAGTTTGCGATGACTGGTTGGCCTCCGCCGAATGACCCGATGACCAGATTTATTTACGAGATCAACGTTGATACAGGATCATTTAAAGCGCGTGACGTGAAAATAAAATATCATGTACGAATAGTAACCACCGATGCAGTTGATCCTACTGATATTACAATAGAACATCGCGAAGATACATACACGTATGAGAAGCAAATACAAAATACAATGGGCCAACGAGTCTCTTCAGCGCTTAAAGATCATTTCGATTCTCTTCCATTAATAGATTATACTACATGTGAGCTATTGCTAGATAAACCAGATGAACCTACAGCTATAGCGCCACCAATAACACTACCAGAAGAGGAAGAGGAAGAGGAAGAGTTAAAAACACCCCGGCTTCAGTTGGCGTTTCCACCTAGTGACGTCGCTGGTGATTATGCGCTTCTTCCAGGAACTGCAGGAAACAGAACAATCGTCCGCGAAGGAAGTATTCAATCAGATGATTTCTCCGAAGAGTGGGCAGTCGACTTCAATGAAACAGTTGTATTAGATAGTATTATTACGAGTAGATCAACCAGCAACCCAACCGAAAATAATTGGCAGCTAAAAATTGGTAAAGGAGGTCAGATATATTCCTTAAAGACCGATGCTCTTGGCGAAACTATACCACCACAATATAGAAATAGTGATGGTGGTCAATGGGCACCATGGGTTGATGAAGTATGGCAAACGGTATCAGTATATAATTCGAAGTTTAATCATAGCGCAGGTATCTATATCAAAGATCCGATTCTAACTGAACCATTCTATACGCCAAGGCTTGCAACAGAAATAGATCAGCCTAATAAGAGTTTTTACTCAATGAATTGGATGCAACCTGCAGGTAAGTTATACACTGAAGATAATCCTTCGCATATTATAAACCTCACCAAGTATAAAGATCTAGGCGATGGTGTGATTGAAGTAACATTAGGGATGTATAACTTTGGTAGCACAGAGGTCTATAATTACCATAATATGCCTTGGGGTGGAGTAAGAAGAACTGCTCTAGAATATAACTACACCGCGAATCCAGATCAAACTACATATACTCAAATGACAGGCAAATTTGGCGATGCTGGCCCTGGTCACACACTGTTTAATACCGACACAACTGGAGGGTGGACTACATTTTGTAGCGAGAATTCAGGAGATTATGGTCAATCAATGGGGGTTGTATTTGGTAAAGATGAGCAACTCGAAAATACATACCAGAAAAATCGCATTAGACAGGGTTATACACAACTTAATCCAGAATCTGGCGAAACAGACTGGAGAAATTATACAGTATTCACACTTAATGTACGACACTATTTAAATCAAGGAGAAGGTATATGGACTAGACAATATTTTGTATTCGGCGAAACAAGAGCTGATGTAGAAAATAAGATTAAGAGTAGAGACCTAGTTGATAAAACACTCTTTGAAGATATGAATATCACTGAAGATTCTGTTGATTTAATAGGATATCAAATCGCGACTAAAAATGTAGATATAGATGGCACTATCGAAGAAAAATTTGATAGAGTGATTAGAGGCGAATCTCCAGTCTTCTATCTATATTCTGCCCCTGTGAGTGGAAGTATTCCTATCTTCGAAATGGTTAAAGCTAATGGCGAAAGGATTATTACACATAATCCATATACGATAGGAACATATAAAATGTATGATACATCTGTTGTTTCTGAAATTAATATGTTAGGGTTTGCTTCAATAACTGATGATCGTAGCGCAGCTTTAGATACTATTTTCTTAGAGTTCCCAGAAAATTATATTGCCGATGAGGGTGTAAGACTGAGCTCGATAAATGGAGCATTGTATGATGCTGAGACTGAAGAATGGGAATTCAC